ATTTTCCACGGTTCTTCTGATGTTTGCATGCGCAGCGCACGCTGCGGCCCAGAGTCAAACGTCCAACTCATTGCCGTTTACCGCGTTCGCTGCGCCTCCCGCGCCGGTGCTGACTTCGCTCGGCGGCCTCACCGCCAAGGGCAACATCTACACCGGAACGAAGATGCCCATCAATGGCACCGGATTCACCAACGCATGCGTGGTGAACGTTGACGGAACAGCACAGCCATCATCGACCTTTGCGTTCGTGTCAGCGACAGAAATCGACTACACAATCCCGGCCTCTCTGGGATCGGCTTCTGGCAGCGCTCATACCCTGACGGTGAGCTGTCCGCAGCCCGCGCTCGCCGAAAACATCCCGGTGACACTCCCAAACGCGGTAGCGAACACGGCGTACTCGGCGGCCCTCACGAACCAGTTCTCGATACAGGCTGGGAATCCGCCCTACCGGTGGAATCTGTCGCAGGGTTCGTCACTTCCAACGGGCTTGTCTTTGTCGCAATCGACCGGAGTTGTCAGCGGCATCCCTTCCTCTGCCGGTTCCGTAGGCTTCGATTTCTTCGTCAGTGACGCGAGCGGCGCTGCATGCACGAATAACACAGGGTTATTGGCCGCAATGCTGAAGCCTGGAGCGCGTATCGGGGCGGCTGGCCGATGAGCGATCTGGCGCGCCATCTCGAGCGCCACGCATCGAGCGACCGCGTTCACAGCGTCTGGAAAAGCGTCGCAATGTTTCTTTCGGGAGCCGTGCTCAGCCTGGCGTCCATGTGGGCCACCTATGTCCGCAATGCTGTGTCGCGCGATGAAATGGAAAGATACGTGAACCAGCGGGAAGTAGCTGTAGAGCAAAGACTCGATGAGCTGAACAAGAACGTGATCGAGCTGAAGGAAGTTACGGCGAGAATCGATGAACGAACCGCAGGGCGCGACGCGGCGAAAAAAGGGGGAGCACGTTGAGCAAGCAAACCGTCGAACTGTGGCTCCGCGGGCTGCTGGCGGCAGGCATCAGCGGGGCAGCGGGGGGGATCCTGACAGGGCTTGCAGCAATTGGGATTGACCCGCAACACTTCAATTTGAATGCGGGTCTGGCCCGAACAGCGCAAATCGCTGGCGCCGCCGCCATGATAAACGCGATCATCGGAGTCGCGGGATACCTGCAAAAGTCTCCGTTGCCAAGCGAATAGTCCTTGAGCGACACAGCACAGCGCACGTTCCTGCAGAAGACTGGACGCGCCATCCGCATGGCCACCGAAACCTACCTGAGCAGCGGGGCTGGCCGCCAGGCGCTCTTCGCCGCCTACCAGGAGTTCATGTCGCCTTTGGCTCCGCTGACTCCCACGGTTACGGGCGGCGAGCCGCGGCGATTCGACTGGCAGCAAGGCTACAACATCAACTACATGCCGCGCGCACTCGAAGGAATCAGCTTCGAGCAGCTGCGGGCGCTTGCCGATGCACACTATCTAACGCGCCTAGTCATCGAGACGCGCAAAGACCAGATTTCTAAGCTCGACTGGAAATTCAGCCTTAAACCAAGGCCGGGAGAGCCATCGCGGAAAGTGCGCGAGCGCTCCGATTCAGACCCGCGCGTAAAAAAGATACAGGAGTTCTTCGCGCGTCCAGACGGCGAGAACGATTTATCCACATGGCTCCGCCTGTGGGTCGAGGATATGCTCGTCATCGACGCGGCAAGCCTGCTGATCGGCAGAGAGAATCCAGACGACCTGGGAAGCAGGATAACGCGTCTGGTGCCCATCGATGGCGCAACAATCAGCCGCAAGATTTCGCCGGATGGCACCACACCCGTCCACCCGATGCCTGCATATCAGCAGATCATCAAGGGACAGATTCTGTGCGACCTGACGACAAAGCAGCTCGTATACATGATGCGCAACCCGCGAACCAACCGCGTGTACGGCATGTCGCCGGTCGAGCAGATCATTCTGATTGTGAATATGGCGCTTCGTCGCGACATGTCGAAGCTCGCATATTACACGCTCGGCAGTATCCCAGACGCCATTGCGCAGGTGCCGGAGACATGGGGACCAGACCAGATCGATCAGTTCCAGAAGGCGTGGGACGCTGCGCTATCTGGAAACGTGGGCGCGCGCCGTATGCTTCGTTTCATCCCAAGTCTCGGTTCCGGTGGCAAGCAGGGAGGCATTGTCCAGCTAAAAGAGGCGATGCTGAAGGACGAATGGGATGAGTTCATCGCTCGTGTCATCTGCTTTTGTTTTTCGCTTCCGCCTACTGCCTTCGTGAAGCAAAACAATCGCGCGACCGCGCAGACCGCCCAGAAGCAAGCCCTGCAAGAGGGATTCGAGCCAACGAAGAACTGGATCGAGGACAAGGTCAACTGGCTGATCCAGAGTCCCGACATCCTCAACGAACCCGAAGTCATCATCGCGGCCGAGGACGAAGATGACATAGACCCACAGATTCAGGCCAATGTCGACAAAATAAACGTATCGATGGGAATTGAATCCATCGATGAAATCCGCGAACGCGATGGCAAAGAACCGTGGAATATCGGTCCGTTCGTGCTGACTGCGCAAGGGCCAGTCATGCTCGACGACGTGAAGAGCGGTGAAGGACGCGTACTGCCGAACAAGGGAAGCGATCCGACTCAGCAGTTCAGCACGGATGGAAAATTCGGTACGCCAAAGAAGCCGGCGCTAAAGCCGGCAGTTCCGGCTGCCGCGGCCAAGGCCGATCTTAAAAAAAAAGTGCTGAGTATGCCGCTGGCAAAGCTGCCTGCGCACGTTGAGATAAAGGTGAGAAAAGCAGCAGGGACAATCGAGCGTTTCTTTAGGAAGGAAGCGAAGAAGCTCGCACGTGAGGTGGCAGAGGGCTACAGCGAGGTCGCAAAAGCTTCCGATGAGGATGCCGCCGAGAGAATTGTCCAGGATGTAAGTTTCGATACTTGGACAGCACTGGTTCCGAGTATCGCTTCCGATCTCGAGCAGATTGCGCAGGAAACGGCGCGCGAGGTCCTGATCACCCTCGGCGTTGACGATAGTGAGGTCTTCGACCAGGTCAACCAGGACGCGCTCGAATTTGCGCGCGCGAGGGCTGCCGAGCTTGTGGGAAGAAGAATCGTCGGCGGGGAACTCGTGGACAATCCGAATGCTGAATGGGCGATTACAGAGACGACGCGCGAGGAGCTTAAGCAGCTCGTGATTGAGGCCTTTGCCGAAGGGCTAAGCCCGGCGGCTCTTGAGACCAAGATCGAGAATGCGGCAACGTTTTCCGCGGCGCGCGCCGAGATGATCGCTAGAACGGAGCTTTCCCGCGCGCATATTCAGGGTGCTTTGTCCGCCGCCGCGGCCAGCGGTGTCGTCACCGCGAAATACTCGCTGCTCGGCTCCGAGCACGACATGGACGACGAGTGCGACACAAACGCCGACGCTGGCGAATTGAAGCTCGATGAGCCGTTTCCTTCGGGAGATATCGCTCCGCCATTTCATCCGAATTGCGTGTGCGCGATGGAGTTCACATATCAGGGAGAGTGACACATGAAGCTCTTCGCTCAAATCACCAAAGTGGATGCCAAGCAGCATCTGGTCTACGGCGTAATGGCCGAAGAAGCCGTCGACAAGGCCGGAGAGATATTTGACTATTCGAGTTCGAAGCCATACGTCCAGGCTTGGAGCGCCGAGTTCGACAAGGCGACTGACGGAGCCAGCCTTGGCAATGTGCGCGCCCAACATTCGTCTATCGCTGCCGGAAAGCTGATCGGCATTGACTTCGACGACGCGCACAAGCGCATCGAAATCGCCGCCAAAATCGTCGACGACAATGAATGGAAAAAAGTTGAAGAGGGGGTATACACCGGATTCTCCATCGGCGGCAGCTATATCCGCCGCTGGCCGGATGGCGACGCGATGCGCTACACCGCTCGTCCGAACGAGGTGAGCATCGTGGATAACCCCTGCATGCGCGGAGCGCATTTCACGATGATCAAAGCCGACGGATCAGAGGAGGACCGCAACTTCGGCAAGGCTGCCAAGACCAAGCGCGTCGGCGACAAAGACCTTACGTCCGAGCATTTCGCATACGTGGGCGATCCAGAAAAAACGGACACCTGGAAGCTGCCAATCCACGACGCCAATCACGTCAGAAACGCCCTGGCGCGATTCGATCAAACCGAGGGAATACCGCAAAGCGAGAAGGCCGCAGTATACGCGCGGATCGTGGCAGCCGCGCACAAACACGGCATCGAGGTCAGCGGCGACGCCGAAAAATCCGCAGATGGCGCTGACAAATTCAATAAGGAGAGCAACGATATGTCGAACGAACGAATCGACGCGCTGACGAAACAGGTTGAGACCCTGACGATGCAGCACGCCGAACTGAAGAAGGCCAGCGAGGCGCACGCCGCGCACCTGCATGGCCTGAAGGCAGCGCACGATCTTATGGGGCATCATCTCATGAAGATGTGCGATGCAAGCTACAAGGCCGACTTGCCGGACAATGTCAAGAAGTGGCTCGGCGAGCAGGGAATCACGTCTTCTGCCGCTGGCACCTCTGGCAGTGACCCAAAATCCGCCGAACTCGAAAAGAAAGTGGATGCGCTGACCACCTCTGTTGCGGAACTGGTGAAGGGCCTCGGCGAGGCGCTTGCGGCAAGGAAGCATGATCTGCCAGCGGGAGCCGTCCGCAACGGCAATGTCGTCACCATCACCAAATCCGAGGACGGCGCAAAGAAAGACACCTCCGACGATGGCAAAGTCTTCGCCAAGGCTGCCGACATGCCTGTGAGTGTCCGAAGCGCTTTCCTCTCGAAGCCAATGAGCCCGGAGTCCTTCCTGGCTCGGCAGTAACTCGCTGCAAGGGTCCCGTAGCACCAAATTCGATTGTCTGGGCGTGACGGAGATGGCGCGACTCCGACGCCAAAGGAGAGCTTTTGTCATGTTGACTGCTGAATTGGCAGACTTGACCCGGAAGACGCTCGCGCTGATGAAAGACGCGACGACTCAGGGCATCGTTGTAAATACCGGATTGCAGTACTACGACCTGGAAGCACAGGCCAAGAGGCTGTATCCGGTGCTCACCCCGCTGCGAAACCGTATCCCTCGCGTGAAGAAGCCGGGCTACGGTATCCAGCCCAACTGGAAGGCGATCACAGCGATCAACTCGTCGACGCCGTCTCAATTTGTCGGCGTTTCTGAAGGGCATCGCGGCGCGAAAATCTCCCTGACGGAGAAGGATTACAGCGCTCCATACAAGGGAATCGGCCTCGAGAACTCGGCGACGTTTGAGTCGGCCTACGCATCCGAGGGTTTCGACGATGTGCGCTCTCTCGCGCAGATCACGACGCTGGAAGCGCTGATGATTGGCGAAGAGAACATGATCCTCACGGGAAACACGAGCATGGCGCTCGGGACCACTCCCACGCCGACCGGCGTAGCCTCCGGCTCGGATGGCTCGTTCGGCGCGGGCACGGCGTTCTTCTTCTGTGTCGCACTGACGCCTTTCGGCGTGCAGTACGTCGGCGGAACGATTGCGCCAACAACCTCGGCAATCCCCTCGGCCAACTGGCCGGCTCCGACCTTCACCAAAAACAATGCGGACGGAAGCAGCGACGTTGTCAATGGCGGCGTTGGGCAGATTTCCGCGCAGGGAAGCATCGCGACCGGTGCCAACAACCATGTCGTGATCACCGTCGCGCCAGTCAAGGGCGCCGCTGGCTACGCGTGGTACGTTGGCACGACCACGGGCGCTGCGAACTGCTTCCTCGCAGCAATCACCGATATCCCGACCGTGACCGTGCTCGGCCCGGGCAACGCCTCAAACCAGGCAGCCAATGCCGCAGGTCTCTCTTCCGATCACTCGACGGTATCGCTGGCTTTCGATGGTCTCACCACCTTCGCGCTGAATGGCGTGGGCGGCAAGACGCCCGGATACTACGCGACTCTTTCGGGAGGTCCGCTCACGAGCGATGGGCATGGCGGAGTGACCCAGATTGAAACTGCATTCCAGTACTTCTGGGATAATTTCCGCATTTCGCGGGGCCTGGAAATCTGGGTCGGGTCGCGGCAGGCCAAAAACATCACGAATATCGTGCTCTCTGGCACGACAAACCCCGTCTACAACCTCATCATGCAAAACGGCGCAGCACAGGGCGATATCACCGCCGGAGCGCTCGTCACCAGCTACCTCAATCGTTACAGCCTGGACGGCGCGCAGCGCGTTCCGGTCCGCGTTCACCCGTTCATGCCGCAGAGTTGGATTTTCTTCAATCTGACCGAAGTCCCGTATCCCAACGCCAACGTGCCGGGCGTTGCTCGCATCGTCACTCGCCAGGAGTACTACTCGAAGGAATGGCCGATTGTGACGCGCGAGTACGACTATGGCGTCTACGCGGATGAAGTGCTCCAGCACTACATCCCGCTCGGCCTCGGTGTCCTGGCGGATTGCCAGTAAGGACAAGATCGTTGTCCGAACGCGCCGTCGGATAGCGGTAGCGAGGGGCGACAGGTTTCTCGAGCCGTCGCCCCTCTTCTTATATGGCAGACACTGGCCAACCAGAGCCGACAGACATCATATCGCTCGATGCGCTGAAGGCATGGCTCGACATACGAGCTGAGAACACGCGGGATGACACCGTTTTGCAGCGACTCATATCCGCCGTCAGCGCCAAGGTCTACACCCGCTGCGGACGGCCGGCAAACGGTTTCACCGTGTCCGCCGATATCACGGAAACCCGCAACGGAACTGGAACAACGGAGATGGTGTTCGCCAACTGGCCGGTAACATCCGTGGCGTCTCTGACCGTCGACGGTATCTCAATCACGCCATCGCCGGACGGCGTGCAACCGGGGTACGTATTCGACGACCAATCCATTTCGCTTGTCGGCATCCCTGCACGCTGGAATGTGGGCCAAACCTTTTCGGGTCTTGGCTTCCCTCATTACTTCAGGCAGGGAAAGAACAACGTCGTCGTGGCATACACGGCTGGCTACGACAGTGTGCCCGATGACCTCATTCAGGACGTCATCGACATCTGCTCGCTTCGGTATATGGGGCGTCAGCGCATCGGTCTTCGGTCCAGCCAGTCACGGACCGGAGAGACCACCACTTTCGACACCGGCGAGCAGGAAGAAAAGATCATGCAGGAGATTGAGCGCCGATATAAGCGGCGCTTCATAATTTCGTGAATTTCGGGATTCAGGTCGACCCTGCCTTCGCGGAGTTCCTGAACGGGAAGCGCGCTCGGCTGCTCGAAGGCCTGCGAAACACGATGGTGTTCCAGACCGGAGCGCTGTCGAGATACATCAAGGAAACCAAACTGTCCGGCCAGGTGCTGCGAAATATTACCGGAAATCTGCGAAACGCTGTCTTCCCCAGCGTTGAGACTGCCGGAACACAAATCATAGGCCGAGTGTCAGTCGACAACTCCGCGCCGTACGGAAAGTATCAGGAGTACGGAGCGCATATCCCAGAGCGCGTTCCCGTGCGCGCCAGAGTTCTGCATTGGGTTTCTGGCGGAGCGGACGTCTTCGCCATGCGGGCCAGGGCATTCGATTTGCGCGCTCGCCCATTCATGCGACCGTCGCTGGAGGAGAGACGCGCTGCAATCCTCGAAGCGCTGAGCACATCGATTCAGGGAGCGCTCCGTGCTTAACGGTCGCGACACGGTCTACTCCGGGGTGCTGACCTTTCTCGCCAAAGCTGTTGGCGTAAGGACAATCACGCGCGTCCCGCTTCCCGAGCAAAGTCTCGCCACTGCCAACATGCCCGTCCTTGAGCAACTCAATGCCAACGAGGAGGCGGAGCGGCCTCGCGTGGGCATGCCGGTTCTGTGGCGAGTCGAGTTGCCGCTGATCGTCTACATCACCACGCCGGATAACGATACAGCCGACACGGTGATGTGTAATCTCATCGACGCTGTCGAGGAGGCGCTGGCTCCAGACCCCGCGACAGGCAAGCAGACGATTGGCGGATTGGTGGTCGATTGCAAGCTGAAGAAGACAACGAGGGACCCGGGGTACCAAGTCGGCATCGGCGCTGCCGGCATTTTGCTGGATATTCTCACGACGAGCTAAAGGAGAACGACGATGATTCTTTTCGGAAGCGGCACGCTCATCGCGAAGCCGGTTAGCGGGAATCTGGCCGCTAATCCGACTCCGATGGCCGTGGGCATTCTGCAGGATTGCCAGGTCGAAATATCGCGCGAGATCAAGGAGCTGTACGGGCAGGACCAGATGCCCGTGGCAATCGCGCCGGCCAAGCACAAGATGACAGCCAAGGCGAAGTTCGCACAGATCTTCGGCAAGCAGTGGACTGACCTGGTGTTCGGGCAGAGCACCGCAACGGCATACAACGCCTTCAGCGTTTCGCCGAGTACTGCGATCCCAACGACTCCGTTCCAGATCACGCCGAGCATTCCGGGCGGCGGAACATTTGTCGAAGACCTCGGGGTTGTAAACGCTGCGACAGGACTTCCCTTCACGCGAGTCGCGTCAGGACCGGTTGCCGGCCAGTACAGCGTGAACGAGGGAACCGGCGTCTATACCTTCGCATCCGCAGATCAGGTGAGCGGGATATCAGTCGTGATCTCATTCATCTACACGGTGTCGACTGGCGGCGTCAAGATGACGTTCGCAAACCAGCTCATGGGTTATGGCCCAATCTTCGAAGCGAACCTCGTCGTTGCCTACAACAATCAGGCGGCGCTGCTGCGCATCTTCAACTGCGTATGCTCGAAAATCTCGCTGCCCACGAAGAACGACGATTTCGTCATTCCTGACTTCGAGTTTTCTGCTTTCGCAAACGCGGCAGGAAACGTCTTCGAAATCGATACCACTCAGTAATTCCATTTGCCACTGGAGGCGCACAGTGCCAATCATAAAAGCTCGAATCGAGGGGCGCGACTACTGCTTCGCGCCCCTGAAGGTCGGACAACTCCGCAAGTTCCGCTCCGCAGAACTGCCCACCGGCGATCTCGAACGCATCGACTTCTGGCTGCCGTACATCCAGGATTCGATCCAACGGGCGGGAAGCACCATGCCGGAATTTGATGATATGGATATAGACGAGGCATCGCGATTCTTCACCGCAGCAATTGCCGCCATGATCGAGGCCTCTGGCGGGAAGATGCAGCCAACGGGGGAAGGGCAGCCGGCGGCGGACATTCCTGGAACGACCTCGTCGGCCTCGTCGTAAGTTCCACGAGCTACAAAATCGCGGAAGTCGACGAAATGACGGTAGACGACCTCGAACCGTTATTCGATCACTGGAAGGACAATCCTCCCACGCACCTCATTCTCGGAGCCGTCTACCTGAAAAAGCGCAAATCGCCGGCGCACACCGGAGTCACCGAGCAGGAGCTCCTGGCCGCTGGCGTCATGAAGATCAATCCTAAACCCAAACATGGCTGACGGCCAACTCAATATAAGGATCGTCGTCGACACATCCCAGGCCGACGGCGGCATGAAGTC